CCCTTATATACGAGGGGTTTATTTTATAAACCTAAAAGTGTGACATTAGGCTGCTAATAAGGAAGAGTAACAGGCTATTGTCACTGTTTTGATATTTACCTTAGCCATGTAATAATACATGTATGAAAAGAAGAAGAATGCACGGTAAGAGAAGGTCATGTTTCGCTAAGCAGAAATTATCACCTACAGCAGCGGCTGCTAAAGCTGCTAGAGACTTAGAGTATGCTAACTCTCCTAAGCGTAAAGCAATGAGGGCTGATAACCAGAAGAGAAGAAGAGCTGCTATCAAGAACGGCCAAGATATTACAGGTATGGATTACGACCATGCTAGTAAAAGATTTGAGACTATTAAGGAGAATAGAGGTAACGGTGGTAAAGGAACTAAATCTGAAGGTAAGTAAGTAATAATAGTATTAACACATAAAAAAAATAGACATGGCATTTAAAATGAAAGGACCGTTCTTATACGATGGAGCTGCGGATGGATTAAAAGCAAACATATCTTCTGTCAAATCAAAGGTAAAGAAAGATACAGCCCGTGAAGCGTACCCTGGCTCTAAAACAAATAAAAAAACAGCTACGGTGAAGTCAAAAAAGTCGTTTTCAAATCCTGATGGTTCTGTAAACATTCCTGTTAACCCAAACGCTCCAAAACCAGTTAAAGCTCCTAAGAGCAATGCGTCTATAAAAGGTAAAACTCAATTTGAGGTAGATACACAAGGCGTTAGAAATGTAATAGGTAAAGCTGAATATAAAAGTGCACAAGCGGGAAAGAAAGCGAGAGGAAAAGCTAACAAAATAACGAGAACTGTTAAAGATTATTTCACTAAAAGATAAAGATATGGAGGATAATAAGAAAGAATCAAGAGTTTACCCATTGGGTCATAACCCAATGATTAAGCCAATGGCTACTAAATGCCAGACTTCACTACAGTATAAGAATACTAAGACTATCCAAGCGATAATCAAAGAGAACGCTGCTACTACTAACACTAACCCTAATAAGTAAGACATGGCATTTAAAATGTATGGCAAGACGCCCATGACAAAAGCATTAGTAGGTAAGCAAAAGAATTTACCAGCTAATTTAAGAGCTGCAATAGAAGCTGCACCAGAAACTCCAATGAATATGTACAAAGACTCTCCAATGGATATGTATGGAAAGTCACCAATGGAAAAAAAAGGTTGCGGATGTAAATCTGGAGCTTGTATGTGTCGCAAAAGAAAATAAAATATCGGATAGACCGATACCCACGTTATTAACCTAAAACCAAATTATTATGACGTACCTATATTACCGTACCACTACAACTGGTGGACAACCAAAAGTAACCGAGAAGACTAGATCTGAATGGAAACACTTAGCGAACAAAGAAAACTGGAGGATAGTTCAACTACCAAACGGTTTTTATCAAACCGAAGTATCTGATCCTACAAGTGAAGGTAATGATTGGCAAGATGTAACTCGCAGAGAGACGCTTGAAGGAGCTGAATCAGCAATTGATGGAAGCATCGAACACTTCGCTAAGAAGTTAGAAGCTGCAGCTGGACCGAAGGTTGTTAAGACTTTTAAAAATGAATAATATTAAACTGTTTTTAGTAACCCTGATCGGATGGTTAGGGTTATTACTAACAGTTTTTTTATATTTTGCAGCTATATGTGGGATTATAGCTTTAGTTAATTAAATTAAATCAAATCAAATGAATTACAACAATCCAAGTCTTCTAATAAAAGACTTAAACTTTGGCGAGATCGCTAAAAACAAAATTGGTGCTGGCGTACGAAAGCTAGCAACCGCAGTAAAATCAACCCTCGGAGCATCTGGGAAATGTGTTATATACGAAGATGCTAGAGGAATACCGGTGATTACAAAAGACGGAGTTACAGTAGCAGAATCTGTAGTCTTATTCGACCCGGTTGAGAATATCGGTGCAACTTTAATCAAAGAAGCAGCGAAAAACACAGTTAAAGAAGCTGGAGATGGTACTACTACCGCTACAGTTCTTGCTGAATCACTTTTAAACAATGTAAACCTTCATCTTAACGACAATTCCATCAGAGACATCAAAAACGGTGTTAATTCTGGACTAAAAAAGGTTAATGACTACCTTGATAGTGTTAAAATTGACGTTACAGACGAGAAACTAGAGCATGTAGCTGCTATTTCTTGTAACAATGACTTAGTTCTTGGTGGAATCATAGCAAAAGCTTACAGTTCTGTAGGAAAAGACGGTATTGTGCTGATGGAAGAGTCAGAAACTGAAGAAACTTACGTAGAAGTCGTAGATGGTGTACAGTTTGACTCTGGTCTAACATCACCCCACTTCATTACTAACAAGGATAAACAGAAATGTGAGTTAGAAAACCCACTTATTTTGATATGTGAGTCTGAGATACCTAATATACGTAAGATTCAGACTATACTAGAGTATGCAATAAAGCATAACCGAGCTTTACTTATAGTAGCACCTGTTGCTCAGCAAGTAAAATCGGCGCTTCTAATGAATAAAGTAAAAGGTAACATTAAGATTAACATCATTGACCTACCTGGTTTTGGCCAAGGCAAGAAAGATACTTGTGAAGACTTAGCTATACTAACAGGAGCTACGGTTGTAAATGAAGAGTTAGGGGATGATTTAGACTTAATAACGATTGAAATGCTTGGAGAAGCAGAACTATCCGTTACAGATGATAAGAACACTGTCCTTACGACTCTAGAAGACTTTATGGAAGCTACTGGAGAAAGAATTGACCAAGTTAATAAATTTATTACTGATGAAAAAGATCCTTTCCTTAAAACAAAGCTGGAACAGAGATTGTCTATGCTATCGGGTAGTGTTGGTATTATCCGTGTTGGGGCTGACTCTAAAGTTGAACTTAAAGAAAAGAAGGACAGGGTCGAGGATGCGATATACGCTACGAAGGCTGCCTTGAAAGAAGGTATCGTACCAGGAGGTGGTGTTGCCCTCCTTAACGCTTCCACGAAAATCGAACCTACTTGCGTAGGTGAAGAGATACTATTAGAATCTATAATATCTCCTTTTGTAACTATCATGGAGAATGCTGGATTAAACGTGTTAGACTTACCTACCAAAGAAGGTTATGGCTGTGACGTTACCACTAGTGACGAAGTTAATATGATTGAAGCTGGTATTATAGATCCGGTTTTGGTTACAAAATCGGCGCTCAAAAATGCAGTGAGTGTTGTAATGACTATTGTTTCTGCAGATTGTGTAATTTCAAACGCTAGAGCAGATGAAAGCAATTAATTATTATTTAGTAATAGACAAAATCAAGAAAGAGCATAAGAAGATTGCTGGACTTATCATAACAGACAACATAGATGAGGAGGGTAGATATTCTAAAGCTAAAGTAATTTCAGCTGGTGATAAGGTTGAAGGTATTAAAGACGGTGACATAATAAACTATGACTCTCCAGCAGCTCACGCAATTACCTGGAATGAAAACGTTTACTATGTTATTAAACTTGGAGACGTTATTACAGTAGAATGATACGTGACGCTAATGATCTAAAGCAAACAGGAATCCTTAAGTATTACAGGCTCGTTAGAAAATGGGCTTGTAAAACTTATGGGTTAACTGATGCTGAGCTAGAGTTACTTATATACTTAACTCACGAGGACAGGTTTAACAGACAAGATTTTAAAGATGGTACGTATATTCATACTTGGGACAAAACTAGGTGGGATAAGCTTAGGACTAACGGGTGGATAGAAGTATGGAGACATAGAAACAGAACTACTATCAAATATAGTATTTATAAAGTTTCTTTCAAGTGTAATCATCTAGTAAGTCGAATATATAGAATCTTGATGGGTGAAGAAGATATTCCAACTCATGAAAAGAGTGTATTCTACAAAAACGAAACATATACTGATAAAGTCTTCAACAAGGCTATTGACGATATGATAAAAGATAAAGATAGATAGTTATGGCATTTAAAATGAAAGGTATGGTCTTTAAAGAAGAAGAAGGACCAGTTAAACCAAAAAGCATGATAGCAGTAGAGATTGAAGCACCAGAAGGTGATCCAACTTTTGAATATGGCTTTGAAGAGTCTGAAAAGATGATGGAGCTAAGAAGAAAAGGTTTAATACCTGATTCTCAAAGTTTTATAAAGAAAGGTAAAAGCAAGAAGTAATGGCTTTTAAACTAGGTAAATCAAAAGGATTACAAGCTAGTGGTGGAAACATCAGTAGTAAGTTTAGTTTTAAGAAAACTGATCTTGGTGTTCCTGGTGTTCCTGTTTACAAAAAGAAGCTAGATGACAACATACTAGGCGAAGCTAACATGGATGGTAGCATTTATATATCAGATAGTGTAGATGAAAGCAGTGAAGAACTAGCTAGGGTTATGAACCATGAGATGCAACACGTTACAGCAATGAGAATTGGTAGTGAGACGTATGACGATAACGCTGTTTATTTCAATGGAGAAGTTTGGCCTAGAGGTGAAGGTTATATAATGAATCCTCATACTGGTGAAAAACTAAAAGAAGGAGACACAAGTCTACCTTGGGAAGCAAATAAATTAGACTAATGCTAAACAATATACTAGGAGGAATATTAGGCAAAGTAGTAGACAATGCAGAGGGTATACTTGATAAGGTCATTACTACGGACAAAGAACGTGATGAAGCTAAGCTTGCTATTAAAAAGCTACTTCTTGATGCAGAGCGTGAAGCATTTGCAAAGGAAGTTGAAGATCGCAAGGATGCTAGAGACATGTATAAGGATGATGCTATTATTCAAAAAGTATTAGCTACAATGTTTACGGCTGCTTACTTTGGTCTAACTTATACAATGTTTAGATACTTTGTTTTAAATGAGCTAGAATTAAGTGATTATGAAATAGGTTTCATAAGTACCGTATTTGGTGCTATGAGTGCTAAGGTTAATACTATCGTAGACTTTTTCTTCGGTGGTTCTGCAAACAAAAACGATAAAACTAAATAAATAAATAAAATGAGTGTATTATTTGAAAGAGACACGACTATAGGTCGAATGGGTGCTACAGTTGTAAAAGGCGCGGTTGCAACAACTGGCGTATTTTATGCTTGTCAGTTTATAGCTGACACTACTCCAACGGTATTTACAATTGGTAACAGCACTGGTAACTTTGCTGACGCTATCGAGTACAAAGCTGGAACAGTTGTTTATGGAGCAATTACAGCCATAACACCAGATGCGGCGGGTGTAGTAATATTATACAAAGAGTAATGGCATTAGGGCTAGGATTAGGATTGCAAAATGAAAATAAGGTTTCTTCAGAAGCTTTTAGCTTAACTGATATTGCAGGATTGCAATTATGGGCTAAGAATAAAACCGGTGTAGCTACTGGAGCAACTTTAACTTGGGCTGATCAATCTGGTAACGGAAATGATTTTACTCAAGCCATTGCAAACGCACAGCCTACATACGACAATGGCGATGGAGGGTTTGATTTTACCGGATCAAACAATGCCGCACCTATATATATGGATATGCCAAACCCCGGGTTAAGCTTTGGTGCATTCACAGCTTTTTACGTTTTAAAGCTTGGTGTTACGGGCGTCAACGAATTCTATGGTCTTAATCAATTAGACTCTGACGCAAACAACAATATAATACAATTGTTTGGTAACGACACCGCTATGTTTGGGTATGTATATGGTGGTTCAGGTGCAGCTGATAGGGTAAACGCACTACCATTAACTAACAATCGTCCAACGGGTGCTAAATTTGTTCTTACAATAAGAAAAGACTTAGCTAGTGGCGCAACCATTAGTTTTAAGAATAATCAAAGCACTATGGCTTCTTCCACTACTTTTTCTAGCTCTGCAACCGTAGACTTCAATAGAATAGGCTATAGATTGACTGGAGGTAGAAGTTTTGAAGGTATATGCTATGAGACTGCTTATTACGATACTGGCTTGAGCGACGAAGATACAACAAGCGTAATAAACGATTTAATGACTAGAAACTCAATATAATGGAAGAATATTTCGAAGGAAGTTTAAATGAGTGCAGAGCAGCTTTAGCTAGAATAGATGCAGGTTTAGGGTTAAGAGCGCCAAACACTACTTCTTTAATATTCCCAGTGGATAGATCTAGAAATTATACTTTTGTTATTAAATCGGCAAACCAAAAGTCTAAACTGGATAGTAGAGAAGTAAGAGAGGTTAGAAACACAGAACCAACAGTTGCAGATAATACACAACCTAGATAGAATTAACAATTAATCAAATTAAATTAAATTAAAATGGCAAAAAGAAAGACTCCTAAGGTTGCTGACCTTAGACCAGACTCAATTACAAATGAGCAATTAATAAAGTTACAAGGTATCGTAAAGGCGATCAACACTACACAAGCAGAAATTGGTATGCTAGAAAGCAGAAAGCACAATCTACTTCACCAAGTTTTTGAATTCCAACAAGTATTGTCTAAATTTCAAACAGAGATCAAAGAGCAATATGGTACTGATGAAATAAACATTTCAGACGGTAAAATATCTTACTAAAATGAGTAAGGTAATTCGCAAGATAACAATTGGCAAAGACTATAAGATTGATGCCATGCATTATTCCGTAGGCCAAGGTGTTTACGGTGGACATACTATATGTAACATATTAGAGTCTGAAGACAAGTACAGTATATACATTGAGAAAGATGGAGATGTATTACCTTGGAAAGACTTTAATAAAAACATGGCTATATCAATTGAATATAACTTAGAGTACTAATGGAAGCATTGTTTGATTACATCATAAAGCCTATAGGTGAAAGATATAACAACTCTGTTAAAATTGGTGATAGCAAGCTTATAATAAATACAGAGATATACAACCATCAATACGTCAATAGAGAAGCTGAGGTTATAGCTTTACCTAAGAATGGTGAATCAGAACTACAAGTTGGAGATATTGTTATAGTACATCACAACGTGTTTAGAAGATGGCATAACGTTAGAGGTGAAGAAAAGAATAGTAGAAGTTATTACAAAGACGGTACTTACATAGTAAAGCCAGACCAAATGTATCTTTACAAAAGAGAAGGTAAATGGAAAGCTTTAAAGGGATATTGCTTTGTTCAGCCTATAAAATCTATAGACAAATTTGACGAGTCTAAAGAAAGACCACTAATTGGTATAGTTAAGCATACTGATGGAACAGTGGGCAAAGGTGACCTAATAGGGTTTGAGCCTATGAACGAGTTTGAGTTTGTTGTTGACGAGCAAAGACTATATAGAATATTATCAAAAGACATTACAATTAAATATGAATATCAAGGAGACGAAGAAGAGTATAATCCAAGCTGGACATAAAGCGGTTGAGGAACTTATCAAGGTTGCAAAAGAAGCTATTGTTGATGGTGGTGATGACATTACTGCCGATAGACTTAAGAACGCTGCTGCTACAAAGAAGCTCGCTATCTTTGATGCCTTTGAAATACTTAATCGTATTCAAGAAGAACAAAACTTGCTTGATGGCAAGGCTCCTGAAGATAAAAAAGATAAAGTTTTTAAAGGTTTTGCGGAAGGTAGATCTAAATAATGTACGAACAAACTCTATATAAAATAGTAGATCCAATTAGATCTAACACCATTAAAAGACTTAACAAGTCTAAGAAGTGGAAATACGGTTATGACAAAGAGCATGACGTAGTTGTTATATCTAAAACTGGACAGATAGGTGAGATATATGAAATCGAAGGATTAAAAATAGCTTTACCTAAAGCTCCATCTAATGTTTACGAGCATGAGACTAAAAAGTGGGTTGCATTTGACAATCCTAAAGCATTATCTAAATTAAAGAACATATTCGACTGGAGAGATTACCCTGAAGATCAAAAAGATCAATGGTATGGGTATATTGACGAAGAGTTTAAACGTAGAGAAGAAGGTTTCTGGTTCAATAATGACGGAAACAACACTTACATCACTGGTACTCATTACATGTACTTACAGTGGACTAAGATTGACGTAGGTCGTCCAGACTTCAGAGAGTCTAATAGATTATTCTTTATATTCTGGGAGGCTTGCAAAGCTGATACAAGATGCTACGGTATGTGTTATCTTAAAAATAGACGTTCTGGTTTTTCTTTTATGAGTTCTGCAGAAACAGTAAATCAAGCTACAATATCAAGTGATGCTAGGTTTGGTATACTATCTAAGTCTGGTGCGGATGCAAAGAAAATGTTTACGGATAAGGTTGTACCTATATCTATTAACTACCCTTTCTTTTTTAAACCTGTTCAAGATGGTATGGATAGACCTAAGTCTGAACTAGCTTATCGTGTACCAGCCTCTAAGTTTACTAGAAAGAAAATACAATCTAAAGAAAGTCTAGAAGAAATAAAAGGACTAGACACTACTATAGACTGGAAAAACACAGGAGATAATAGTTATGATGGTGAAAAACTTGCCTTACTAGTCCACGATGAAAGTGGTAAGTGGGAAAAGCCAGATAATATATTAAACAACTGGAGAGTTACAAAAACCTGCCTTAGATTAGGTAGTAGAATCATTGGTAAGTGTATGATGGGTTCAACGTCAAATGCTTTAGACAAAGGTGGTTCTAATTTTAAGAAATTATATAACGACAGTGATGTCACAAAAAGAAATGCAAATGGTCAAACACGTTCTGGTTTATACTCTCTGTTTATCCCAATGGAATGGAACTATGAGGGCTTCATTGATGAATTTGGAAAACCTGTCTTCGATACTCCCCGACGCGACGTTCGTGGACCCGACGGTGAATTAATAGACGTAGGTATAATAGAGTATTGGAATAATGAAGTAGAAGGTTTAAAAGGAGATCAAGATGGTTTAAATGAATTTTATCGTCAGTTTCCAAGAACTAAAGAACATGCTTTTAGAGACGAGACTAAAAGTAGTCTATTTAATCTAACTAAAATATACGAGCAAATAGATTACAACGAAGGTATAAGAAACACATCTGTAGTAACAACAGGGAGTTTTCAATGGGTTAATGGAGTTAAAGATACTCAAGTAGCTTTTACGCCTGATCCAAATGGAAGGTTCAAAGTTAGTTGGGTTCCGCCTAGAAATCTTCAAAATAGAGTGATAGTTAAAAATGGAATTAAATATCCTGGTAACGAACACGTTGGAGCATTTGGCTGTGATAGTTACGATATTAGTGGTACGGTTGATGGTAGAGGTTCTAATGGAGCACTTCATGGTTTAACAAAGTTTTCAATGGAAGACGCACCTAGAAGTAGCATTTTTTTAGAATACATAGCAAGACCTGCTACTGCAGAGATATTTTTTGAAGATGTTCTTATGGCTTGTGTATTTTATGGCATGCCTATATTAGCTGAGAATAACAAACCTAGACTTCTGTATTACTTAAGAAGAAGAGGTTACAGGGGATTCTCTATGAATAGGCCTGATAAAGAGTGGAATAAATTATCTACAACTGAAAAAGAAGTTGGGGGTATGCCAAACTCAAGCGAGGATATTAAACAAGCGCACGCTGCTGCTATTGAGATGTACATTAATGACCATGTAGGTCACTTAGGTGATGGAAATTATGGTTCAGTATATTTTCAAGAAACACTGAATGATTGGGCTAAGTTTGATATAAACAAAAGAACAAAGCACGATGCATCTATTAGCTCAGGGTTAGCTATAATGGCGTGCAACAGACATTTATACACACCAAGCAAACCAAAGGCACAAAGAAAAAGTTTAAACATAGGTTTTTCAAAATATAAAAACGATGGTTCATCATCACAAATAATTAAAGGTTAGATATGGCAGAGTCTGTTACAAGAAGTTATTTCCCTAGTCAAGTCGTTAGCGACTTAGAAAAGATTAGCTATGACTATGGTATGAAAGTTGCTAAAGCTATTGAATCAGAATGGTTCGATGACACTTATAGTAATCAAAGGTATCAATCAAATGAATTAAACTTTCATAGGCTTAGATTGTACGCTAGAGGTGAGCAGTCAATCCAAAAGTACAAAGATGAATTATCTATAAATGGTGATTTATCTTATTTAAACTTAGACTGGAAGCCAGTGCCTATTATTCCTAAATTTGTAGATATAGTAGTTAACGGTATTGCAGAAAGAACTTACGATGTAAAAGCTTACTCTCAAGATCCTGCTGGAGTAAAGAAAAGAACAGAATACATGGACGCTATCTTAGCTGATATGAGAACAAAAGAATTAACAGACTTTACTGAAGAAGCTTTTGGAGTAAACTTAAAGTCTTTCGATGAAGCTGAACTTCCTGAAAATGAAGATGAATTAGCGCTACACATGCAACTTGAATACAAACAAGCTGTTGAGATTGCAGAAGAGCAAGCTATAAACTTATTGTTTGATGGTAATAGATATGAGTTGATTAAAAAACAATTCTACTATGACTTAACAGTATTAGGTATAGGTGCTGTGAAAACAGACTTTAATACTTCTGAGGGTGTTAAAATAAAGTACGTTGATCCAGCTAACTTAGTATACTCGTATACTGAATCTCCTTACTTTGAAGATATATACTATGTTGGTGAGGCTAAGGTTATTCCTATCAACGAGCTAATGAAAGAGTTCCCACACCTTACACAAGAAGATCTTGAGGAAATAGCTTCTACAGCAACTCAAAACTTAGGCGAGTACAATAGAGGTACTAATAGTAACAACGATTACGATAACAACCAGGTAACAGTATTGTATTTTAATTACAAGACTTACATGAATCAAGTTTACAAAGTAAAAGAAACTGGTTCTGGAGGTGATAAAGCTATAGAGAGAGACGATACTTTCGAAGGTCCACAGGGAGAAGATGCTAACTTTAGCAGATTACAAAGGTCTGTTGAAGTCTTATATGAAGGTGCAAAGATTGTTGGATTAGAAAAGCTACTTAAATGGGAGTTGTCAAAAAACATGATAAGACCTAAAAGTGACTACACTAAGGTTAAGATGAATTATTCTATTGTAGCTCCAAGAATGTACAATGGCAACATAGAGTCTCTTGTAAGCAGAATAACTGGTTTTGCTGATATGATACAGCTAACTCACTTAAAGCTACAACAAGTAATGTCTAGAATGGTTCCTGATGGGGTTTACTTAGATGCTGACGGCTTAGCTGAGGTTGATTTGGGTAATGGAACAAACTACAATGCTCAAGAAGCTTTAAATATGTTCTTTCAAACAGGTTCTGTTATTGGTAGATCAATGACGGCTGATGGAGATCAAAATCCAGGTAGAGTTCCTATTCAAGAACTACAATCTGGTAATGGTGGTGGTAAAATGCAAAGTTTAATAGGTACATATAACTACTACCTACAAATGATTAGAGATACAACCGGGCTAAATGAAGCTAGAGATGGTAGTACTCCAGATAAAAATGCTTTAGTTGGTGTTCAGAAACTTGCTGCTGCAAATTCAAACACTGCTACAAGACATATACTACAAGCTGGTTTATTTTTAACAGCTGAAACAGCGGAAGCTTTATCTCTTAGAATATCTGACGTGTTAGAGTATTCTCCAACGAAAGATGCTTTTATTCAAGCGTTAGGCGCACACAACGTAGCTACACTTGAAGAAATGTCCGAACTACATCTATATGACTTTGGTATATTTATAGAGCTTGCACCAGACGAAGAGGAGAAAGCTATGCTTGAGAATAACATACAAGTAGCTTTGTCTCAAGGTAACATTGACTTAGAAGACGCTATTGACTTAAGAGAGATTAGAAACGTAAAGCTTGCTAATCAAATGCTAAAGGTTAGAAGAAGCAAGAAATTAGCTCGTGACCAGCAAATGCAGCAGCAGAATATTCAGGCTCAAGCACAAGCGAATGCACAAGCACAACAAGTAGCTGCTCAAGCTGAAATGCAAAAGAATCAGGTGCAAATGCAATCTGACGCTCAAATGGAACAATTAAAATCTCAACTTAAGCTTCAAGAGCTAGAAGCTGATGTACTTGCTAAGAAAGAGCTAATGATGCTAGAGTATGAGTTAACTAAAGATTTAAGATCAAAAGAGCAAGCATTAAAGAATCAAGGCGTTAAAACTGCTAAAAAGTTTGAGTCATCAGGTAATGATGTACTTGGTGGAATAAATCTAGGTGGTTTTGAACCTAGATAATTATTACTAATTATTATTTTATATTATTATGGAAGAAAATCAAGATGGAAATGTTACTAAGTTAGATCTTGGTAATAGTCAACCAGCCGAAGCTGATGACAATGTAACAAAATTAAACCTAAATGAAACCGCAGAGGAAACTACAAGTGGTACAACTGACGAGACAGGAGTGGATGGAAGCGATGAAGCTGCCGTTGCCGCACCAGAACAAGAAGAAGTACAACAGGAAGTTGAAGCACAAGAGTCAGTCGTTGAAGAGATAACTTCAGAAGAAGTTGCTGAAGCAGTTGAAGAGGCTCAAGCTACAGTAAAGTTTTACCTGAAGCGGTTTGATAAGTTGGTTAAGTTTATGGATGAGACTGGTGGAGACATACAGGATTATTTAAGACTTAATAGAGATTTAGAAGAGTTAAGTCCTAAGGATGCTCTTTTAGAATACTATAGAGAAACAAAACCACATCTAGACGATTCGGAACTAAGCTTTCTAATGGAAGATCAGTTTAGCTACGATGAAGAGTATGATGATGAAAAAGATATAATGCGAAAGAAGCTTGCTATTAAAGAGGAAACTTCAAGAGCAAAGTCTTATTTAGAGGATAAAAAATCTAAATACTACGAGGAAATAAAAAATGGTTCGAAGCTAACACCTGAGGCCAATGAAGCAATCAAGTTTTTTAATAGATATAATAAAGAACAAGAGGCTACAAAAACTACTGTTGAAAAACAGAGGAATGCGTTTGATCAGAAGACGAGCAACTTATTTAACGAAGAATTCAAAGGTTTTGAATACAACATCGGTGATAAGAAGTTCAGATACAATGTGAAAAACGCGGAAGAGGTAAAGAATACACAAAGCGACATCAATAATTTCGTCAAAAGGTTTTTGGCAGAGGATAATACAATGTCAGACGCTAAGGGTTATCACAAATCTCTTTATACTGCGATGAATGCAGACAACATCGCTCAGCATTTTTACGAACAAGGTAAAGCTGATGCTTTAAAAGACTCAATTGCTAAAAGCAAAAACGTGAGTATGCAACCTCGACAAGGTCTTGGTGAAGTTAAAGCTAGTGGTACTAAGTTTAAAATACTAGGTGGTGATACGTCGGCAGACTTCAAGGTTAAATTGAATAGAGGAAAGAAATAATTTTTTTCCGTAACTTTAAAAATTAGAAATTATGGCAGGAGTAAATCCAACAGGTGGACCGGGCTTAAATAGCGTACCGGCACCAGGAAAACAAACGTTAAATTCAGCGTTTGTAGATTTAAGAGATACAGGATGGGCACAGCAGTACCTACCTGAATTAATGGACAAAGAAGCTGAGGTTTTTGGAAACAGAACTATCTCAGGATTTTTAGCACAAGTTGGTGCTGAAGAAGCAATGGCATCTGACCAGGTATTATGGTCTGAGCAAGGTCGTTTGCATATCAAGTCAACAGGTGTTATACTTACTACAGCTTCAGCTGGTCTTTGTACATTAATTGGTCACTCTTTCAGAGTAGGTGACACAGTTGTTGTAAATGGTACTGCGGGTACTGGTAGCGGTGTAACCATAAAGGCTTACGTTTCTGCAGTAGATACGACGAGTCCTGCTAACGGTCAATTCAATATTCTTCCTTATACAGCGGCAGATATGGCTGTTTT